GAAGCGCGGCGTCCCAACCAGCTTGAACTTTTTGTCGAATGGTACGATCTGGCCGTGGACGCGCAGGCAACAATCGGTCGTCCGTTCGTCCAGTGCAGCAATGGCCTGCTTGTCGTAGACCATTCCCGCGCCCTTGCGCTTGTCCCGTCCAATTAGCCAGTTCGCAACGCCCGCCCCAAGGGCCGTAGAGATCCAATTCGCCCCAGACTTGGCAATCGGCGCAGGTTGCAGCAGTCCGGGCCGTATGGCGTCTCCTATGAGCACCATTGGGTCGGTGCCCAGGGCAAGCATACCCAGCGCCGCCGTCCGCTGGCGTTCGTATTCCGCCATCCAGGAATTGACCATCGCTGGTAGATCGACGCCCTCCCCTGCCACGGCTACGGTGGCCCCATCCTCGACGTAGCCCGCCAGTTGCTCCCGTGCCGATGCCTGCCCCCGCCGGGCTGCGTCGCCGATGACTTCCAGGCCGATGGTCCGCAGTTCGTATTCCAGGACGCGCAGGACCTCGCGGATCTCGCGTTCTGCCCCCCGGTGCCCAGCCTTGGCCAGCGCCGCGATCTGGGCGCGTGCGTGTCTGTAGGCAGTGAGCAGCTTGCCGCGTGGGTGCTCTGCCGTGCCGATGTATCTGTTAAAGAGCGTTTGCAGGTAGCGGTTGTCGGCCCTCGCCGCGCGCAGGGCTGTGGCGTTAGGGTTGGGTGGCACTAATAGCCTCTATTGCCCGTTGAACAGGGGGGAGAAACGCCTTCCCTATCTGCATATACAATCCGCCATAAATAAGGTCAAGTGCCCCGTCATATGTGTATCGCCCACAATATGAGCACCGTTGCTGCCCAGGTTTTTGTGGTGCGCCACAGCCTACACAGTTGTCCATCATTCTTCCCCTTCCGCTTGGGATTCCTCTTCCTCTTCCCCGCCGCCCATCTCGCCGCCATTGGCCATCTCCAATAGCATCCGCCTGCTTGCCTGTCCTGTCTTATATTCTTCCGACTCCGTGATGATAGCGATCTGCTCCTCGTCCCAGTTCTGCAATTCTAGGAATGCCGGCAACGATGCCCCCGCCTTGCCTGCCTGCTCTGCCGTGACCCAGAACAGCTTATCTTCCTCCAGGTCGTCCATCGGATCGACGGCAAACACGGGGCGCTTGCCGATGCTGTGTTCCAGCGCGCCCGCCTTGTAGCTGTCCAGGCCGAACCCCCGGAACTGGTCATAGCCACGCCAGCCACCAATGGCAATTGCCATCTGGTGAGCACGGACCAGCGCATCATCGTACAGCGCTCGCCGCTGGTTGACTTTGGCCTCTGCCGGCTGCCTGGCCACCCGCAGTGAGAGACCGCTCAATGTGCCCGTCAAGCGCAGCCGCTCAAAACCCAGCTCGGGATAGTCCTTCTCGCATTCATCCAGGATGCTTTTGATGTAACCAACTGTATTCTCAATGTCAAGCTGGAATACCAGCGGCGTGATGCTGGCCCCCTCCGGTCCCCAAAAAATGTCTAGCTCCTCACGGCCCGGATCGGGCACGTCCGCTGCCGTGCTGCTCTCCTGGTACGTCTTGGAGTCCCGGCTACTGATGCCCTGTGTGGTCGCCGGCTTCGTCATCCCTGCCGCGAAAAAGGGCGTTTGTACTGCCTTGCGAACCTGGTCACTCAGCTTGGATGCAAGATCGTCCACCTCGCGCAGTTTGGAGCCCGCCGGCTGTAGCTCTGACCATCCCCAGTCCAGGCCGACGTTGTTATGCTGGATCATCACCAGCGGGATGAACCCGTAGGGGATCGCCCACTCCGCCGCCCGCCCGTTCCAGGCGTAGGGCTTGCCGTCCATATAGGTACGATAGACAACCGCATCCCCGGCGCGTTCGGCCTCCTCTTTGTAGGTGGCCGTCTTGTTCTCTTTCTCCGGGTGATCGCGCTCCTCTTCCAGCGTGTAGCCTCGCACGTTGCCCCAGGCGTCTAGCTCCACGTCCTCGATGATCGATGGGTGTACAACCTCGACGTAGATGAGCCCCCGGGTCGTGTCGTCTACGATGCGCAGTGCCGCGTCTCCCAGGACCGCGCCCTGTAACGTGGTGATGTCCTTGTTCACCTGCCAGCGCGACCATTTCCAGACGTGGGCGATGGCTTGCCGTAGCGCTGTCTCGTTGACGCCCTCGCCTGCGACGATGGGCAGGGCTGACGATTCAATCTGCCCGTCACCTGCCTGCGGATCTAGCAGGCCACCCCAGAGGTGCGTCTTCCAGAACTCGCCGATCCGGTACGCCGGGTTATAGATGGTGCGAATGTAGCGGTACAGACCATAGTCTACCTTATACTTGTGTGCCCAGGCGTGTACGCTGCGGTATGCAGAATTCTCATAGAACGCCCAGTACACAGCATAGCGCAATTGTCGTGCATCCTGGCTGCTAAAGTCCGAACTGGCGGCGGATGGGTCACTGAGCATGTACGATTCTTTGAACGCCGTCCACGCACTCACAAAGCCCCTCCCCACCCGTTGAAAAAAGTTTGCCATATCATCCACGCCACCGAGTCAATCGTTCGCGTCTACGTTGCAATGTTCTGGGTACCCCATCTATATACATCACGGCATAGCGCATAGCATCCATTCCGTGGTCGTTCACCTTGACCGGCACCTCTTTCACCGGCCTGCCGTCTTTGCTCACCTGCCACACATACGCCGGAAACTCGTCAACCGTGCATAGTGGCTTGTATGCCTTTGCCAGTTCCCGGTCGCGCTCCACCAGCGCATCGCGGAACAGGTACAACCTGGGCTTGCCGTCCCCCGCCACCCGCAGCCGCTGGGCTACCGCTTGCAGCCCCGGCGACACGTCTTTTTTGGCCCCCATCGTAGGGATGCCGTGCCGTTCTAGCGTCGCCCGGTCCTCTGCGTCGTGATCGCATACTGTGGCCTCGATCCGTTCGCCCTGGCTCAACTCTACAATCTGCCTGGCGTGGTCCTCGACGATGCGCCCGGTGTGGTACAGCTCCCGGTACAGGTACATCCGCCCGTCGTTGTCCATCGCAAACCAGAGGCACACGAATGGGTTGGTATACCCAAAGTCCACCGCCCGGATGCGCCGCCACAGGGGCGGAATCGGAATCGGGTCAATTACGTGTACCGTCGGGTCATAGGTGTCATAGACCGCGCCCTCGGCTTGTTTCCACAGTCCGAGCACCAGCCGGTCGTACAGTATCCCCGTGAGCTTCTGCAGGTTGTCAATGTAGGATGCCGGGTTGCTCGGGTTGTCCAGGGCTGATGACTTGTACACCTGCGCTTCGCCACCAACCATCAGCCGTTGGTAGATCCAGTGTGTAGGCACGTCTGGGTTAGTGCTGAGGATGACCTGTGTCCAGGGCGCTGCTTTGCCCCGCATCCGGGCCAACACCTCGTTATAGTCGGTCTCGGTGAATCCCGTCGCCTCCTCCATCCACACGATGTCGACGCCGCCCGCCGTGCCTATCGAGCGAATCTGTTCCCGCTGCTCCTCATTCGCCATTCCGCCATAGGCCAGCACGCTACCGTTAGCGTACTCGAAACGTAGCTTTGACGGGTAGTGCCTGACCCTCGGATCGCTACCTATGATCTCACGGTCCATAAAGAGCACCGTCGAGTTGGTCATCGACTGTCGGATCTTGCGCAGCATCAGGCCCATCGCGTTGGGGTATCTGAGCAGGTAGCCGTGTACCTTTTCAGCAGCCAGCCTGCTCTTACCCCCGCCCGCGCTACCCGTGAGTAGCATTGTCGGGCCGATGTATTTCCAGGGTTCCACTTGCCACGTATGCGGTTTGAAAGGTGCGATTATTTCAAGACTCATCACCGGGCCAGTCGTCAGGAGAGACGATGGTATATGCCTTCACCTTGATCGCGCCCCCATCTGCCCCGGTGATCTCCGTTCGTTCCGTGTACCCCCGGCGCTTGCCCTTGGTGCTGAGACGGTACTTGATAGCAGGCCAGTATCCCTCATTGATGAGCGTCATCGATTTGTTCTCAGCAAGGTCTGTCGCTTCCTCGTCGGCGGCGTCCAGCGCCCGCCGTACTGTCGGGTAGCGCTTGGCATATCGGGCGATGCACGACCGGGTACAGCCCAGTTTCTTGGCAACGATAGCCATAATGCCGCCCGTCTCAGGGCAGGCATCAATGATTTGCTGTGCTGTGTATTCCTGCTTTCGTCCCATAATCCGTTGCCATATTGTGCCTATGACACTAGGTGTGCCTCAAGCCCCATCCCCGTCAGGCGCTCCAGGGTGACGGCGACGTACTTGGGTTCGATTTCAGACGCCCTACAAATTCGCCCGACTCGCTCACAAGCCGCTATCGTCGTCCCACTACCGCTGAACGGTTCCCAAACAAGATCGCCCTCGTTGCTGTGGGCTTTTATAGCCCCTGTCTCTTATACACATCTGACGCTGCCGACGAGCGATCTAGTGTAGATCTC